ATGCAACGAGGTATTCGGTTCAAGCGAACTCGTGTGACCAGGGAGGAAGCTGGCATTGTCGCTCCTCCTGCAGACTGGGGTGAGGTAGCGGCCGTAGCGCGAGAGCTCCCCGTCTCGCAGGCAGCCCTGTGCCTTTCGCTCATCGGGCTAGTGCTATACAGCGTCCGGGATCGAGAGGCGGCGCAGCGCTCCGTGCTTAGCATGGTACGGTCCGCCAAGGTCCGTGACGCTATTGGCGGATGCCTGGGCACAGGGGACTCCGTACTGGCCCTGGCCGAGCCTAGCCAGATAGTGGCGGCGTGGCGAGAACTCGCGTTCGCTGCCAGATTGGATGATCCGCGTATTGCCGATCCTTCGGTAGCGGAAGCGCGGTTCTGGCAATGGCTGATGATGATCTCGGAGGCGATTGAAGGCGACATGCGGAGCAAGATCCCGCGACGGGTGGGCCTGACATCTGACGAGGCCCTGTCCGTGATCGCAGCTGGAAGCCATGTGGAGACTCGCGACCTGCCGAATTCCCTCTTGGCACGGACGTACGAGGTACTGAACCGGACAGCAACGCAGCTAGCTGTCTCCAAACGGGGGATGCAGATCGACCTCTCTGACGAGATCGCGAGAGCGGAGGGTTTCGACTGGCGAGATCTGCTTGCGATGGCGATGAGCGTAGTCTCCAGGGTGGACCCTGGTTCCAACGATGCTAACGAGTCTACCGAGCCCTTCGATGGACTTGAGCCGAACGAGTTCTTCCCGAACGGATTCGATAGGGGCGAGGCTCAACGGTTCATCGAGCTTATGTCTGGCACCCTGACCGATCTTCGCCGTGCTTACGAGGACCTGGGTAGCAGGCACACCTATCCACCGGACTGGCTGCCGCTTGCGAGGCGGCCGCTGATTCGCTTGCCGAATGGGCGGTACTGCGTGACGCTGCCGCAGTTCGTGTTCGAGCGTTTCTCGCTGACGGGTATCTATCACGTCCTTGCGGGTACCTGGAGGAAAAGAACGGGGAAGGCTACTAACGCGTTCACCCATTCTTGGGGGAGACTCCTGGAGTCCTATGTCGACAGTTTGTTCGAGGCCGTCTATCCCAGGCAGGCTGGTGACCGTAAGCTCTGGCTCGACCAAGACTTGCCGTACAAAGTCAAGAAGAAGCAGTACGACCCGACAGACATCATGCTTGATGGCGGCGATACGCTAGTCCTGTTCGAGGTCACAACTTCCGGGATCGGCATGAAGGCAAAGACGCGGGCCGACGCGGCGGCGTTCAGAGAAGACTTGAGGAAGGTCGTGCTGTGCAAGGCGGCACAGCTGCACAGGGTGATCCGCGACTTCCGCGATGGCTGTTTCAAGCTCGGCGCGGCCGATGCTTCTCGCTTCTCCAAGTTCCTGCCTGTCATCGTGAGCTGGGAGGCGGTCCCGATGTTCGCGCCGACGACGGAGTATATCCAGCAGACTCTCCAGATGGAGCGCATCCTGAGTGACCCGGATACCTTGCCCTGTCAGGTCTTGTCTCTTCAGGAATGCGAAGGGCTGTTGGGCGCTGTCGCCAGAGGGGAGGTGCTTCTTGACGTACTGATGCAGAAGATAGGCAGTCCGAACCACTGCTACGGGAGTTTCATCGACTTCCGAATAGCGACGGGTAAGCCTATCAGTGCCTTGGATCATCCGGTGCTGTACAGGGCTCTGGGGGAACTGTGGGACAGGTCAACCGTGTTCCTATTCGGCCCTTCAACGCCAGCGCTGGGGCCTCACCCCGGGTTTCCCTTGGGCCACACCGACCCAGAACCACGGGACGGTACGAGCGGGCCAGGGAGAACCTGACGGGCGACAAGGACCCTGGGACTCGCGATTCCCGCCGCGCCCCTACCTCCACCTCCCTGCCGAACGCGCCGCTGAAGCCAACGTGGCGCGCCGTTTGGGCGCTGTCTGGGCGAGAATGCCTGGAATCGCGCGAACCCGCCGAGTCAGCGGTCAAGGCGCACGCGAGCCCAGCGGTTCCCGTGCCAGCGTTGCGCGTCGTCCCACGGCAAGCGACTGACCCCACCCGATCCTCGGCGGGTGGGTCTTCGCGGAGGAGCGCCGGTTTCCTGCACCACGGCTCACGCCAAGAACCCGCCGACGAGTGCCGTGCTCTGCCAAAATGCTTGGACCACGGCGTCCCCATCATCTGTGCTCCGCCCGATCCGCCTGCGGATGTCGTCCTTGCTCTCCAGCACGATCTTCCCCCCGCTGCTCATCCTCCAATGCGGCGCCGTCAGGTCGCCCGTCAGCATGTCGTCGGGCGGCAGCGCGATCGCGTGCCCCTGTGCCGGGTCAAGTAACTCCCGCAAGCTCCACCAGGCGGCCGAGCGCAGGTTGGCGAATTGCAGCGTCTGGCTCACGTCCTGCCAGTCGGTATGCTCGCCGGCGTTGAATGACTGGACGTTTGCTCCCTGCTCACGCATCCTGTCGACCACGCCGGCGCCGATCCCGATCACGTCCACGATCGCATACGCCTCAGTCCCGGCGATTGCTGAGACGGCCTCGCCAGTCGTCTGCATCGTGTCTTGCCGTGGGAACTTCCGCAGTTCGCGGATCGCGTCACCATGGCGTACAGCAAGCACGGTCCGGTCCTCGCCACTGCGAGCCACGTCTACGCCGACGCAGGTCAACTCGCCCCAGTCATCGATGTCGTTCAGCACTTCCCAGCGCTCGTTGGCAGCCACTACCCATGCCAGCGGGATGATGCCATCGGCATCGCTTGCCGCGAACTCACCCAGCACGCGGTTCTGGTAGACCGCCGAGCCTTCGCCCCACTGCAGACGCCGCTGCTCGGCCCACTCCGGCAGCACTCTGCCGGCCGCGATGCACTCCTCCAGCGTCACGTGGCGCACCCACCAATCCTCGAACCCTGGCTTGCGACTGTGGATGTCGTAGAAGCGCCCCTGTGGTTCTCCCGGCGTGGAGATCGCCAGCGCCATGCAGTCACCCGACGCCAGCGCGCCCTCCGCCGCGTCCCATGTCGCTCCCGGTATTGCCTTCGCCTCGTCGAACACATACAGCAGCCGGTCGGCGTGGGCGCCTTCGATCAAGTCCGGCTTGTCCGAGGCCGCGCAGAAGGCCTGGCCGTGCTGGAGGTTGAGCATGAGCTGGAGCAGCTCCGTCCGCTGGTCGAATGGCCCACGCCCCAGCTTGTCCCAGCGCAGGCGCCGCGACCACTTGTGAATCTCCGGCGCCAGGTAGTGCGAGAGTTGCCGCCAGGCGCTGGCCGTCATCACGATCTTCCAGTCGCCCGCGCCCGATGCGTCGCGGGTCAACGCGAACCAGAGCGCGATCCAGGCAGCCAGCGCGGTCTTCCCGCTACCATGGGGGGAGCGCACCGCGACCCGCCTACGTCTCACGATCTCCCGCAGAATCTCGCGCTGATATGGCGTCGGCCCCTCGCCCTCGCCCCACTCGAAGCACTCCAGCACGAAGCGGTCTGGACTGTTCCGGTAGCATGCGAAGGAGGCCTCCGCCGCCTGGGCCATGAACTCGCGGGCGATTATGCCTAGCAGGCTACTCGGCGGTGGCGCTGTCGATCTCGTTGATGCGCGCGGCCAGCTCATCCCATCGCTCCCGGGGAACGAAGTCCCTCATCAACTCCGCCACTCTGCGGACGGTCTCGCGCAGCTCGGTCCCCTGGTAGATGAACTCAGTTAGCTCGTGCTTCTGGGGCGGCGGCCCATCGTGGTAGTCGAAGATAAGCCGCACCATGGCCGCATTGCCCTTTGCCGCGTTCACTACGATGGACTCGGTGAGCAGCTCGTAGAACTCCTTCTCACCGCCCTTGCCGTCCTTCGCCTTCTTGCGCAAAGCCTCGATCAGCAGATTGCGCAGACTCTTGCTGCCCCGGGGCCGGCCCCCGGGATTGCCGGATTGGCCGGGCAGGAATCCCTTGCCGGTAACGCCGCCCAGGTTGTTCTTCGGTTGTTCTTGAACATCATCGGTCATGTCAGCACTCGCTCTCCACTCCGCGCGCCTCGGCCGCCTCGGAGAAGCTCTGCCCCGTCGCCTCCAGCACTGCCTCCTTGCCGGTGAGCGTTTGCCAGCGGAGCACCGACACGTCCACGTAGGCCGGACTCAGTTCCATCCCGAAGGCGCGGCAGCCCAACTGCTGGGCTGCGATCACCGCCGGGCCGCTGCCCAGGAACAGGTCCAGCATGATCTCGCCGGGGGCGAGGTGGTTGCGCACCGGAACGCGCCAGAGCTCCGTCGGCTTCGTGGTCGGGTGCTGGTGCTCGCTCTGCCGGGCGATCTGCCAGACCGTCGACTGGTTGCGCTCACCGAGAAACGTGTGCCGTTCTCGCCACCCATACAGGCACGGCTCGTGCTGCCAGTGGTAGTCGGAGCGGCTGAACTGGAAACCCTCCTTGACCCAGACGATCTCCTGGTGCACTTGCACGCCCACGGAGGCGAGAGCGGCCAGGAATGCCGGACGGGTGGTCGAGGCATGCCAGATATACCAGGCGGCGTCTTCGGTGGTATGAATGGCGGCCGCCCGGAAGGCGGCCGTCAGGAAGGCCTCCAGCGCGGGTCCCTCCAGATCGTCGTTGGCGATGGGATTGTAGATTCGCCCCCCGCCGTGCTCCCGGCGGTGCGCGTTGCCATCGTAGGCCACGCCGTAGGGAGGATCAGTCGCAAGAAGGCCCGCCTTCTCTCCGGCCACCAGTCTTCCGACTGCGGTCGGATCAGTGGAGTCCGCGCAGAGCACGCGATGCTGTGGCATCGGGACCGCGGTGAACCGTTTGCCGCAGTGTCCGCAGGTGCATTCAATGACTAGGCCCTCCGGGCCGCCATCCCGGCCTGTTGGCTCAGGGACCGTTCCGCTCATCGCGCACCTCCGCGAAGGTCTGGCCAGTGGCGGCAAGGGTCGGCTGCTTTCCGGTGAGGCTCGTCCAGCGGATCAGCGCGACATCCACATAGGCGGGAGAGATGTCCATGCCCAGACACCTCCGACCCACTTGCTCAGCAGCCACCAACGTCGTGCCGCTGCCCAGGAACGGCTCGAGGATTGCCGCGCCATCGCCGGCATAGTTGCTCAGGAGGTCGGCCCACATCCGCACCGGCTTGGGACAGGGGTGGCCGCCGGTACCCTTGTGGGTGCCGGCCGGGAAGTCGAAGACGTCGTTGGGCCGCGTGCGGGGCCAGCGCTCCCCGAAGAACAGGATCGGCTCCCAGCACCAGAAGCGGGAGACCTTGCCATTTGTCATCGCATTGGTCTTTGTCCACGGCGCCACGTGGTAGGGAGAGAAGAGCCGCAGCCACAGGGAGAGGTTGTTGCAGCCGGGCGTGACGATCTGCCGTTGGCTGAGAACGCGCGCCGCCTCGAACCACCGCCGAGTGAACTCCCGATAGGCCTCTGCGCTCTTGCTGTCATCGGTTTCCTCGTCATATCCGAGGCCGACGTTGTAGGGCGGATCGGTTGCCAGCAGCTCAGGGGTTTCACCAGAAGCCAGTGCCGCCAGATCCGCCTGACTGGTGGCATCGCCGCAGAGCACGCGATGCTTCGCCTGCGGCTCCGCTTCGAACCGATGCCCGCAGTGGTGACAGGTGCACTCAGACATCAGTGAGCCTCCCACAGCGCGGGCAGCGTGCGACCCGGCCCAGGAGCCAGAGATCGCCCGGCCGCGTCACCGGGTGTGCAGGGGGCTCCGGCGCCTCGACCTCCTGAGGCTCTTCCTCAGGCTCGAACTGCGCCATCAGCTCGGCCAGCGCCTGGTCAGTATAGCCGGTGAGCTCCAGGTTCGCGCCCGCGACCTCGAGCATCCCTGAGTCCAGTTGCTGGAGCAGCTCCTTGAGGGTGGGGTTGTCCATCTCCGACAGTTCGCTGAGACGGTTATCGGCGATGAGGTCCGCCCATTCCTCCGCCTCGGTGGCATAGTCCTGGCGGTCCACGGGCACTAGGTCAACACCGAGCAGCTTCGCCGCCGCCAGCCGGCCGTGTCCCCGGACGATGAAGCCCGAGCGATTCGAGACCGTGATGGGCGCGCGCCAGCCCTGATGCTTGATGATCTTCGAGAGCAGACGGAGCTGCTCGTCGCTGTGGCGGTTCGGATTTCGCGGATTGGGGATGAGCGTCTCGACATCGGCGAGCACGTCGTGCGCGCAGTGCACAGGGATGCCGGAGGCATAGACGGTCTCCGTCAAGGTACCAGCTGATCCACTCGCGACACGATCTGGCGCCTGGTCCATCATCCCACCTCTTCCCTCAGCCGCATTGGCGGCCGATCACGAGAGTGCACCCCAAAAAGAGACAGCCAGCCCCTGGGCTCAGACTCGGGTTAGCTAGACCCTATCTCAGCTCAGACGCCGGCTGATATCCGCCAGCTCTTCACCCCAAACCCACAGGGCCAGGGGCCTTTATTGTCCGCACAGAGTATACCACGAAACGCCGGTTCGTAAAGGCCTAAGGCCTTCGTCCGGTCAGTCATGCGGGGTGTGAAGCTGGCAGTTTTCGGTTGCCTCGGTCCACCCCATCGCCGGACCTACACGCGACGCCTATGGCCGCCAAGAACAGCCGCTATGCGCGGAAGCCTACCGCGTGAGGGCGACTCGCTACGCAAGTAGCTAGAGGGACGAAGTAAAGGTGCAGTTAGATCGGCGGCCAAGGCCGCGGCGATACCCTTCACAGAAAGCCATCGCGATGGTATAAGGAGGGGAAGGAGTGATGCTCCGATGCCCAAGCGTGAACCGAAGATGAAGTTGACATGGAGGCGGGTATGGTACGCTGGGCATCCACACGACGGCCCACGAGTCGGGCGCTGGGACTCGTTCCTGGGCGTGCTCTGGATTCGACCAGAGGGTGCCGTACGGAGACTGGCGTCCGACAGTGAAACCGAGTGGTCTCCTGAGCGCGCTGGTCTGACGCTGGAAGGTGTGGGGCAATCCATATCTTTCACGGGCGATGCTGTAATGGCTTGGGTCATAGGGTGGGAGCCCGGCGTGCGCTGGGGAGAGTTCACGCCGCCAAAGGTCTACAAGTTGCCCCGCGTGCTCGGTGAGTGGAAAGCGAGGAGTGAGAGTAGACTGCTGGAGAAGGCCAGGGACCAACTCGCGAAATGGGAGCTAGACCACAACTGCTTCGATGGAGCAGCCGTCCTTGAGGTCATCCCTGTACCAAGGGCTATGGGGCTGTTTTCCAGTTGACTGTGCGCCCGCATCGTGGTATATGTTTGGTAAGAGATGCTCCCCCTAGGGCAAGGGGGACGAAGCACAGAATGACCTAAGCTGTCGGCCGCAGCGCCGGAGGCCCGAGAGATCGTGCGCGACTCTGTTCACGTTGGAGCAGGGTCGCGTGTCCATTTCAGACCGTAGTCCCTTCGAGCATGCGCTCAGACTTACCGGCCTTTCGCAGGCGGATTTCGCCAAGCGCCTGAACGTCAGCCAAGCGAGCATCTCTCGCTGGTGTGCCGGCCACAGAAGACCCCCTGATCCTGCCTTCGCTGAACTCGCTGCGATTCTAGCGTCGCCACAGCTGCGCGACGAGCACGACCGGTGGCTCACTTCGTGCCGCCGCCAGCCCTCCGCCGGAGTCGTTGTTGAGGTTGATCTTCCCGAAGGTCTAGACGCCGAGACCGCGCGGCGCGTCTGCCTAGCGGCATTGAGCCAGGCGCGGACCGGAGGGGGTGCCCGGTGACCGGCCAGCCCCCCAAGCCCCACTCGCCGTATCCGCATGTCGTCGCTACGCGGCAGTCGGCCGAGGCTACCCACAAGAAGCCTCGTCGCACGAGCCGCGCGACGAACGGTGCGACGTTCTCCTTTCACAGAGAACTGCCCATCGGCATGGACCCCGATGAGGCCCGCCATCGATGTGAAGAGGCCTTCCGCGCGCTGGCCGAGGGGGTGGGGCGGTGACCGGGGCGCTGGACTATGCCGGCATCAAGGCGCTCGCGCGGGAACTCGGTTGTTCCTACCGCGACCTCCTAGCGCTCGCCCCTCAGCACGACCCCTTCTACCAGGGAACTCCGACGGCGCAGGGGCAAGCGGAGTGGTTCGCCGACCTCTGGCAGCAGGCCGGGGCGTCCTGCGTTCACCTGCGGCGACTGCACTACTGGGCCGTATCGCAGGGTGACCTTACCCGGCACGACGGCGCTCCCTACGAGAACACCGAGGCGTGTTGGAAGTACCTCGGCCTGGCCGCGCTCCGGGCCCGCTACCTTGGACTCGTCGAGATGGCGGACATAGAAGACCGGAAGAATCCCGAAGCGCACGTGGCGGCGCCGCTGCGGGATTCGATACAGGCGCGCGTGACGGTCAACGTCCCTGATCTAGACCGCCCGACGGCCTGGCTCGGCCCAGACCTGGAGGGGTTCGAGCCCACGTACGTTCAGCCATACCACCTCGAGCTCTGGATCGAGAAGTCGACCATGAACGACGTACTCCTCCCTGTCTGCCGGCGCTATGGCGCGACTCTGCAGACCGGCGAGGGAGAGCTGTCTCTGACCGCGGTTCACGATCTGATACGGCGCGTCAGATCTCGGGGGCGACCGGCGCGCGTCTTCTACCTCTCGGACCACGACCCGGCCGGCGCCTGCATGCCGGTTTCCATCGCCCGGAAGATTGAATGGTTCTGCACGAATGACCCCAGCATCCCCGAAGTCAAGCTCGCGCACCTGGCGCTAACGGGCGAACAGGTGGCCAAGTTCGACCTCCCCCGCGTCCCCATAAAGGAGACAGAAGCGAGGGCCGGCGCCTTCCAGGACCGGCACGGCGAGGGTGGGACCGAGTTGGATGCACTGGAGGCGCTGCGCCCCGGCGCACTCAGAGCCCTGGTGGAGGAGGCCTTCTCGGACTATTGGAGCGCGGAGGCCGAGCGGGAGGCAGCCGAGCAGGAGGCCGCGTTACGTCTCGCCGTGACGCGCAAGGTCGAGGCCGTCACCGGGCGCTATCGGGAGCAGATCGAGGCGCTGGAGAGGATGCTCGGCGAGCTGGCGGAGGTTGGGCGAGGGGATTGGTCGGCCTATGAACCCCGACGCGCCCTCCCCGACGATGTAACCGGCGACAACGGCCGACCGTGGCTGTTTGACTCGTCGCGCGCCTACCTCGACCAGATCGCCGCATATCGCCAGGCGCAGGGCAGGGACGAGCGGTGACGGTGACTTCCCTCGACCGCGAGATGCTGATCGATGTGGCGGCGCACCACTGGCGGCACGGATGGTTCCCTGTCCCCGGGACCCCCGGGAAGAAACCAGCGCTGGAAGAGTGGGCTGGCTGGGCGAAGCTGGCCCGCCGCGGTGATCGCCCCGATTGGCCGGAGGTCGAGCGCACCTTCCATGGCGAGCGCGTCGTGGGCATCGGTCACCTGATCCTCGCGGGGTGGTGCGGCGTGGATGTGGACGGGCCAGCGGGCGAGGCCGTGCTCTCGGCGGGGGATGTGCCGGAAGGCCCGGAAGTCGCGACGGTGCATGGACGCCATTTGTACTTCACCGGCGCCAAGTCCCTGCCATCGTTCGTCAAGCTCGGCCCCAAGATCCACCTCCTCGGCCCCGGTCATTACGTCGAACTTCCCCCGACGAACGGGAAAGAGTGGGTGCGGCACGTTGGCGATACGATTCCCCGCCTGCCTCGGCACCTGCGCGAGATCGTGCGGGATCAGAAGGCGAGCAAATCGTCAAGCGCGCCTCACGGTCTCAAGGCTGACGCAGAGGCCGAGCTCGCAGCCTGGCAGGAACTGCTTGGCGAGCTGCACGGCAGCGGCCCATGGAGAGGGCCCTGTCCGCTTCACCCCGATGACCGATTCAGCTTCTCGGTCTTCCCTGGGAGGGATGACGGCCGTCTGATCGGGCGCTGCTTCGCGGGCTGCGGTTTCTGGACTCTGCGGCGGCTGCGGCAGCGGCTCGGCCGCCGTCTGGTCGTGCAGTACACGCGCGCCCACGAAGCTGTCACCGCGCTGGGCGACTCCATCGACGCGCCGACCCGCGACGCGCTGCGCTGGATCGTGCGGCAGGCCGAAACCTATGGGCTCGACCTGGCCGACCGCGAGGGCATCGGCGCCTCTTACCGGCAGCTGGCACGGGCGACGGGCGTTAGCAACGTGAGCGAAGACGGCCGCCTGTCCAACGGTCGCGCGGTCGTTCGGCTTCTGGAGAGGCTGCTCGCTCTCGGTGTTGGTGTCATACCCGGCCAGGAATACACACCAGACGGCGGCGGAGGGAGGGCCACTCGCCTCGTCCTTCCGGCGGCCTGGCTTCAGCCGTGCCGGGGAGAGGTGCAACAATAGGAGACGCACGTCAACAGTAGGAGACACCTTCGTACTGTTGCAGAAGGGTGAGACATGCCTCTCTGGGGGCGGGCGACTACGGGGCTCCGGAGATGGGCTTCTGTGCCGGGAAGCAGAGGTCAGAAGTGAGTAGGAGATAGAGACGGTGAGCGTACTGACCAGCAGACCCAGAGACGCGCAGGCAGGCGAGATGCAGGCCACTCGGCACCCCGACGCCGATTCGGCGACAAGAATGCGGCCCGGAGGCCTTCCCAGGACGGCGGTTGTATGGCAGGTTGTAGCCGGTAAGCATGGAGGGATCGTGGAACGGTCTGGCACTTCAAAGATCGCGTCTGGACACCTCGGCACCGTCCGTGCTTGCCACGCTGGACGTTCTGCGGCTGAGGTGTCCTCTCGTGGGGAGGTGTAACGTGGCGGACCACGGAGTTGTGTACACTCGGGTGAGTTCACCTGGGCAGGCGACTGCGGACGCGGCGAGCCTGGATGCGCAGGAGCAGATCGCCCGCGGCATCGCGGCGCAGGACGGCAGGGAGGTCGGCGAGCACTACCAGGACGCGGGGAAGAGCGCGACCCAGGACGATCTCGACAACCGGCCGGCGATGCGCCGGCTGCTGGCCGATGCGGCGGCCGGGCGCTTCAAGCACCTGTACTGCTACCACGAGGACAGACTCGCCCGAAACGTAGAGGTGGCCGCGATCATTGCCGCGCAGCTGCGGCGCGCGGGAGTCACCATTCACACCCAGCGGGGCCCGGTTGACCTGGACCGGTTCGGCGGCAGGCTCCTGTACTACGTGAACGGCCTGCTGGCAGAGGAAGAGGCGCGGCGGATACGTGAGCGGTGTGACAACGGCCGGCGCACCTATGCTAAGCGTGGCGAGATCGTCTACTGGCAGGAACCCTTCGGGTACAGGTGGATACCGGGGGATCTGCGGAAGGGCATCCCGAACCGGCTGGAGGCCGTCCCTGAGGAGCTGAAGACGTTGCGCCTGATGTATGATTTGGCGACGAAGCGGGGCATCACCATCCGCAAGATCACAACGACGCTGAATGAGAGACACGTCCCCACCAGGGGCGGGGGTAAGTGGTATCCGGGCGACGTGGCGGACATGATGAAAGACCCGCGCTACATGGGCCGCTGGCGGGTATGGGCTGAGGACGGCGAGGAGTGGTTCGCCCGCGAGGATCTGATACCGGAGCTCGCGGTGAGCGAGAGGCAATGGCAGCAGGCGCAGAAGGCGCGGGCGCACCATCGGACCAAGACCCGCCGGCCGATGAAACATCACTTCCTGCTGAACGGCTACCTCGTCTGCGCCACCTGCGGCGCTCCGATGACCGGACACGTGCTGTACGAGAACGCGGACGGGACACCAGCGCTTCGATACTACGTCTGCTCGAAGAAGAAGGCGAACGAGGACAAGCCTTGCCGGGCACGGTACGTCCCGGCCGAGTGTCTGGAGGCTGAGGCAATGGCGCTGCTGACCGAACTCGCCGAGCACCCTCACATGGCGCGCATCTACGCCGACGCGACCCGCCAGAAGGCGCTGCCTGGCATGGTCGAGAACAGGGAGCGCCTGGAGCGGGCCATCGCAGCGTGTGATCGGGAGGTCGAGACCCTCCTGGGCAAGCTCGCCAAGGAGGTCATCACCGATGACGACTTCCGTCTTGCGCGCCGTCGGCTGGACGCAGATAGGGCGGCATGGCAGGAGCGGCTGTCGGAGATCGAGCCACTGATCGCCGACGCGGAGCTATCGGCGCGGGCGGCGGAGGCGGTGGCGGACACCCTCTCCGGCGTGAGCATCCAGGACCTCGACCTCCAGCAGCGGCGCTGGCTGCTGGCGCAGATCGACTTCGTGATGGTGCTGGCGTGCGAGGACTGGCGCGCCAAGAGCGCCTGCCGGAAGTACGCGGTCCACATCAAGTGGGCCGGACAGGCGCTCTTGGGCGAATCCGCTACTCGGGATTATGTAGGTAGCTCGAAGGCTCTCTGGATATATGCCGCCATTTGATCTCGCGTGACTGTACGCGTGGGAAGGTACGTGCCATCCGGATAGCCGGAGACGACCCCCTGCGCTTTGAGGTACTC